CTCCTGTTAAGAATCTTATCTTTTCTTTGTTAGGAGAACATGTCGAGACAGAAGTTGTTTTCGATATTGAAATGGAACCTGAAGGAGGTTTTTCTCTAGAGTTTCTTACTCCAATCTTTACGAAATACTTTAGTGATTTCATAGACCTAAGTAATTGGTTTATGTTTATTGATAGAGTGCGGATATTGCGATCGTCTGTTCAATCTAGTAAGTCTGTGTTGTCGTGGTTGTATTCTCTTTTAAAAGAGTTTATGCAGCTGTTTTGTGACTCCATAGGCATTGTGAACCCGCTAGACCAAGACATGCACCCTGATATCGTCCTTGTACAAAAGAAAGCTCGAGAGTACCTTGATGCTTGGCACAATGGCCGTGATACCGATTATGAATTTTCTAGGAAAGTTTATGAATTGCAAACGACAATCGAGAACATGGTTCACGATAAACGTAGGCGTTATTCTCCACAAATGAAGGAAAAGCTCGTGTACTTGCTTAGAAAATTTTCTCCAATAGTCGATTATTGCACCCGACACGTTAACCCCAATAACGGGCCTCGTGTTCCTACTTTTGGAGTTCTTATAGGAGGACCTACATCTGCTGGCAAGTCAACCTTATCTCAGTTAGTGTTGCATGCCATTATAGCAAACGTTCTAGAAGGTGAAGAACTTGCAGAATTTATGGCTAATCACAATGATTTTATCGATATACGTCATAGTGAATTAGGTTTTTGGGATGGAACTCATCCTGGGAAAGCTTTTGCCATTGTCTACGATGACTTCGGACAGTTAAGAGATAGTGTTGGCAATCCTAATTTGGATGCTTTCGAGATTATCAGGTTGATAAATAGTGCACCTTATCACTTGCACTTTGCTGCTCTTGAAGATAAGCAAAGGCACTACGCTCATTACAAAATGGCGTACGCCACTACGAATCTGAGCAAGTTTCAGTTTGATTCCTTACACAATTCAGAAGCGGTAGTACGCCGATTTGATGTAGCTTATGTGCAGGTGCCTAAAGCAGAGTTTTGT